GTCCTGCCACAGGCAGCGCACCGCATGTCAATCAGTTGTCTCAAGTTTCTTCTCCTCATAGACCTGTTCGCTCACCGACTGCAAACTTAGTAACCACCGCATGATACTGATTTCCCCGCGCCGGAAGTGAAGCGTCTTTTCGTCCTGTACCGATGAAAGGTCGTTTGTCGCGGCAAGCATCTGCTCTACATCAAACATTAAATCCTTCCACGCTTCCTCTCCCATCATGCTCAGTCGTTGCTCATAGTAGCGTTGCAGTTCTGGCGTCATCACAACTCTTCTCCCCAACGAATAACTACATCGCTTGATCCACGTATTCCTTGTCCTTCATGTTCTTTTCACGAGTCACCATCATCTGCATCTTGGCGATGTTCTCGTTGCTCATAATGTCCTTTTCGGCGATCATCAATTCGGCGATCTTTGCCCTTCGCTCGAAGTCCTTACCCTCTTGGTCATCGTCAAGATTGTTGCTCAACGCCGAAATCATCTTCGCTTTTGCTTCTTCTGGAGCGAGTTGCGCTTCAACCGTGGTCTTCTGCGCTTCGGCCTGCAACTTCTGCACTTCAGCCTGTTTCTTCGCCATCTCAAGCTGCACACCCTGCTGCGCCATCTGCTGCTGCTGCGGATCAGGTTGCGATTGCTTCGCCATCTGTTCAAGCATCTGCTCACGGTTGTTCAGCGAGGAATTCCTGATTATTCCCTGCATCAGGATCGGCGTCAGTGGCGATTGCGCCCCAAGAGTCTGAATCAGGAATGCCAACTGCTTCTGCTCGTACTCACGGGCAATGATGCCAAGAGTCGCAGTCGGGATGAACTTCACATCAGCACTCGGATACCGCTCCGGTGCGAACTGCATGTATCGCCACGCGGCCTTGCAGATGAACGGGATCAGGAAGTCCTCCTGGAAATTCACCAGAGTACGCTTGTACTTCTTAATCATGGTCGCCGTCGCCATGTCCATGTTCGTATCACGCGCAACCTGCGATACCGATCCATTGGAATCAATCGTCGCCGTCGCCATCAGCAACATGCGCTCGAATTCCTTACTGGTGGTCATCGCCGCACCGTCGTTTGTACCGAAATGGAACGGCAACAGGATTTCATTCGGGTTTCCGTTGGTCATCACGCCCTTTCCGGGCTTGACCTCGAACTTCGCGCCTCGCGGCCAGCGGGTAGCGTCAATCGCTACCATCGGAGCAACCGTCAGGGCCAGTGCGTCCATGTGTGAGCGCATCGAACCATCGACTGCGGCCTGCATATTGGATGCTTTTTCGGCAGTTCCGCGCCCCAACAGGCGATTTGGCACTGTATCCGCCTGATAGCAGATAACCGGCCTGTCCTTCATCATGTAGGGGGATTCTTCGGCTTTCAGCAGTGTTCCGTCATTGGCGATGATGATGATCGCCTCAACCATGTCGGAATAGTCTTCTATGGACTCAGAAACGCCTTCAATTTCAGCAAATTCCTCTTTCGACAGGTACTCACGCGGCACAAGACCGTAGTAGGTCAGCAGTTTTACCTTGTCGTCCTCGAAATTCCTCGCTTCGGTCGTCGCCTCGATGTCGTCAGAGTCGTACATCGCTCCAATATCGACGTTCAGGTACTTTCCAGACGCAATTCCCTGTGCAATCTTGTGGATCGAGACATATCGCTCAATCGCCACGCCCATACAGTCGTCAATCGACGTTCCATTCGGGTCAAACAGGAAATTTCTCGGATTTACCGGGGCCAATTTGACGGAAATCCGGTCTTTTTCACCAACCCCATACGCAGCAGTCTGCGCGTCAATCGGAACCTGCATGGGTTTGTACTGTTTTTCGCTGCCGACAGTGATTTCGGCGATGCCCGTCCCGTAAATCTCGCCCATCAGCGTGATTTGGTCGATACTTTTGCGGATTTTGTCCTGCGCGAAGTCCTCGTACAGCTTCGCTTTCATCACCTCAACATCGACGCTACCGGATTTGTCCTCAATATCGTCCTTGATGTCGAAAAACTCGCCCTGGCCGAAGATCGCTTCCATTATCTCGGCATGGCGTGTCTCGATGGCCTGCTGTGTTGCCGGGGAGATTACCCGACTGCGTTCGGATTCCCGTGCCTTATCGCTTGCGTCCCACACGCCGCGCCAGATGCGCTCGTATTTGTCCCACAGATCTTGGTAATTTTGATCCCTATATTCCCGCCACCGCTCACAGTGGTCGCTGACAAAGGCCGTAAGCTCCTTGTCGTTCTCGGTAGGCTCGTAATAGATGGTCGCCGGTTCTTCAGTCGTGTCATCCACGACATGCCCTGTATTCTCGAAATTCACTTTGTCGGCGTCCATCTTTACTCCTTGACTGCGGTAAGAACCTATCCGGTTAGTAACTTATCACACTCCAGCGACTAAATCAACAGGTTCCCATTCCTCTGCTGTTTCGTTCTGGTCGCCATAAATAGTTTCATGGAGATGCGCTATCAAACTTAGCGCGTCGGCCCCGTCATCGTGAACCTTCTGTGAAGGGAACATTAGCAACTGATCCTTCAGCTTGTCATGGTTGCCGTCATCACTGAATATTATCCTGCCGTGTTCAAACCGGCCCTGCAATGCGAAGATCACGCGATTGGCAATTGCATCAACTCCTTTTTTGCTTGAACCGGAAGTCGATATTGCTTCAATGTGGGCATATACATTGTTCTTCCTCTGAAGATCAGTAAGGTACGGCATCACCGCCCTCATCAAACTTCCTTTTTCTATCCCCACGCAGATAGGCTTGTATGTCCTGATCGCCATGAGGATTCTCACAGCAGTTTCCCTTACATCCTTTCGGAACATATCAACCTTCTTTACCCACCATGTTCCCTCGTCAGTAATCTTCACCACCGCAATAGCTGTATCGTCCAAATGCTTCTTTTTATTCGGGTCGCTCACATCCTCGAATCCAGCCAGATCGACTGCGATGTAGTAACTCCCATTCTTCGGTTCAGGGCCAGACTTAAACCATTCTTCCTTGAATATGTCGGCCCCCATCGTATCAAACGAAGCCATGTATTCCTGCTTGAAGGCCATCGTACTCATTGAACGCTTTGCAGCTTCAATTTCAGACCGAGAGATTAATGGATTGTCGTACGTTGTGAGATGCCAGGACTTCCATTCTTCGTCAGTCCCGGCCATTCCAAGGTCGAAATAATCACGGAATAAACTGATGCCAGGATTTGGCGTTCCAATGAATAGCGCAGTACCCTCCATATCCGAAAGTGCAGGCCGGATAATCAATTCCCAAACGTTATCCTTCATCATTTGCATCTCGTCTAGGGTGCAGTGGTACAACTTCATCCCTCGGAGTGAATCAGGAGAGTCAGCACCTCTGACGTAGATCGTTATCCCATTCACCAACTTAATCTCGCCATTATTCACATTAGATTTCGAGATAACCAACGCACCAAGCTCAAGCAGCAAATCCCAACACAAAACTCTCGCCATTCCCTGCGTCGGCGCGACGTACATCACCCCTGCATCTTTGCTTGGACATTCCAATGCCTTTATCAATGTATTAACAACAGAGAATCTAGTTTTACCACAACGTCTTCCGGCGACAATAGTCTTGAACCGAGAATTGTCCTTGATCGCCTCTTTTTGCCACGGAATGAAATCAAATCGTAATTCGCTCATACAACTTCCTGCGTATCAACAACCAATCCTTCAACATCCTTAATATTCGGCGCAGCAATCCCTTTCAACTGCACATCACCAATCACAATTGTGATTCCGTTACTTCCAAACCCACTCGCCCTCTCCTCCCGATCACCCCACTCCACCCGCGACATCTTCGCCGCCTGCTTCCCATACGTCTCCGCCTGCAACCTCGCCAGCGGCACACTCTCCACACTCGCATCCCTCACCACCTGCAATCCCTCATACACCAACCCATCCGCGAAACACCTCTTCGCCAACTCCCACTCCGCCATCCTCTCAGCCTTCCCCTCCAACCACCGACGCATCACCATCCACGGCATCGCATTACTCCGCGCAATGTTCCTAGGGTCTTCACCCTCCGCTACCCGCGTCATTATCAGCGCCAATGCCCCTTCCTCGCCATGCTCAGCAATCATCCTGTCCATTCTCGCCCACCCTTCGTTTGTCAGTCTTCCCATGACTTAGCATAGCATTTTTGTGGATAACTTTTGAATAGCCGTTTTGCGAGGGGATGGGTATGGCTAAAACTCACGCCCCAGCCGACTCAAAGCCCCCCCCCATCGAGCTAACGCTGCGCTGCACCATGCGCAGTGAGCACTAACCAACCAAGCCGACGACCATGCGAGCATCGCATCGCCCAGGGATACGCGACTAGGTATCGGCAGCTTGCCGGTATCGGATCACGCAGGCCAGCTCCCAGGTAGCGGCATCGTCTCCGACACATGCCAAGGATGCGCGCCAGCTTGCAGGCCGCCGATGCCACTCCGATGCCATAGCGTGCCCAGGGTGCGGCGATTACTGGAGAGGGGATAGAGCGCCTACATGTAGGTCGAACTCGGTACAGCGCCGCCTTGCATCAAGCACCATACGTTACCCGTATCACGCTCCCTAACACTCCCTAATCTGATCTACACTCCCTAACACTCCCTAATCTGATCTACGCTCCCCAAGACTCCCCAAGTAGGGAGGGAGGGAAATAGGGAGGGAAAAAGGGAGGCAGGGAGGGACAGGGAGCGTATTACATTGGTGTTCGTATGCGCGTGTACGGAGGCTTATAGTAAAAGCACTCCCTTTGCCTCCCTGACTCCCTAAATTGAGGTGTTTTGGGTCTTTTGGGGAGGTTTGTACGCTGTAGGTAAGCCTTTGCTAATATACTCTTCCAATAGTGCTTGATAAATATCTTGTCTCGGACTGCAAATAACTCTTGACAATCGCTTGCGATGGATATACTCTATGGCTGTACGCTACGCATTATAACTAATTATAGGGGTTAATCATGAATGATATTAAGACTATTCGTGGCATTGATGGCGGTCTTGCATGCGTGGATATTCATTGCGCCGGCGGTTTGATTATCCGCAAGGGGCAATCTGTGCGTGCTGAGCTTCAGTTTTCGCGTGATTGGCCTTGCGGTGGATTCCGCACCGTGTTTAATGGCGGTCTTGACTTCGCCAACGCGGATGCGTTCGATCTGCTGCTCTAAACCCTAGCGGCCAGCTCCCTCTGGGAGCTTTCCAGTAGCGTTTGAACGGGCGCGGACGTATACCGCGCATACATAGTAAGGGGTACGAAAATGGAACATACAGCAACCTACTCACCGGAAGACAACAAGCTGAGGCTTTATCCGGCTTTCAAACTCGATCAATCCGACTATGAGCGCGTAAAGGCTGCCGGCTTCAAATGGGCACCTAAGCAAGGGCTATTTGTTGCGCCGATGTGGACGCCGGCGCGGGAGGACTTGCTTATCGAAATGTGCGGCGAGGTGGGCGACGAAGACACAAGCCTGGTCGACCGCGCAGAAGCCCGCGCTGACCGCTTTGACGAATACAGCAGCAACAATGCACAAAGGGCGGAATTGGCACATAAAGCCGTGTCTGCCATTTGCGACAATATCCCGCTTGGTCAACCTATCCTGATCGGGCATCATTCCGAACGGCACGCACGCAAGGATGCGGAACGCATCACAAACGGAATGCGTAAGGCTGTCAAAATGTGGGATACGGCGGAATATTGGAAGTCGCGCGCTGCTGGTGCTGTCCGCGCTGCAAAGTATAAAGAGCTTCCAGCGGTTCGCGCTCGTCGCATCAAAGGACTGGAAGCCGACAAGCGGAAACAGGAGCGCAACTTGGCAGAAGCGCAAAAGTTCCTCGATATGTGGCAGCGCGAAGGGCTTACATTCGATCGCGCTAAAGGCATCGCAAATTATGACCGCATAAGCAAATGCTTTTTGCTCTCCGAATATCCCGCAGCAGAAGGCGTGCACGCTTACGAGGGAATGCAAAGCCTTTGGAGCGCGCTTGACGGCGGCAGAATCACGGCGGAACAGGCCCGCGAAATCGCCGTAGCATCGCACAGCCGATACATTCCGCATTGCTTGCGCTGGCTTGACCATTACGTGAACCGCATCGCTTACGAGCGCGCCATGCTTGGCGAGGCCGGAGGCATCGAAACCGACAAGGTTAAGCCTGAAATCGGCGGCGCTGTGCGCAGCTTGTGGGGACCGCGCGGGGGTTGGGCTTACATTTTCAAGGTAAACCGCATCACTGTTACGATTCGACACCAATGGAACGACGGCGGGCGCGTGTTCAATCATAATGAACCGATGGACAAAATCCGCGAAGTTATGAGCAAGGCACAAGTTGACGAGGCACGGGAATCTGGCCGGCTTGTGGAAAGTGAGAACGGCGCGGGCTTTTGGCTTGCGGAAACTCCGAAAGATACAGAACCGCCAAAAGAACAAACGCAGAAACAGGAAACCATGCCGGCAATCGAAGCCATGCGCGAACAACTCAAGCAAGGCGTGCAGGTGGTTTCCGCGCCTCAACTGTTCCCGACTCCGCCCAAGCTGGCGGCGCGCTTGGTTGAACTCGCCGACATCGGGCGCGGGATGACCGTTCTTGAGCCGTCGGCAGGGACAGGCAACATCATGCAAGCGATCATGAACGACGACAAAGCGGGCGCCGTGGTAGCAGTTGAAATCAATCAGCGACTTGCAGACAGACTGCGGGAAGAGTACGCACTGTCGACGGTGCACTGCTGTGATTTCCTACAGTTTTCGCGCGGCAACTGGCCGGTCGACCGCATCGTTATGAATCCGCCTTTTGCGAACGGCGACGACATCAAGCACATCAAGCACGCTGCGTCCATGCTCAAACCCGGTGGACGGCTTGTGGCTATCTGTGCCGGTGGTCCGCGCCAACGCGAGGCGTTATCCTGTCTCGGAACTTGGGAAGATTTGCCGCTTGATTCTTTCAAGTCTTCAGGAACATCTGTCAACGCTGCAATCGTGGTTATTCAATCATGACCTTACATCCTATCGCCACCGCAGCCGCCCGTGCTGGCCGTAACTATCGCCGCTGGGGAAGACTGCCGACGCTGCAATTCTGCCGGTCCAGGGGCGTGCCTGTGGCTTTGCTGACACTGGCGCGGGTACTGGCTGCTGCTGAACGTAACTCTATCGGGAAGGATTGACATCATGGCAAAGATTCGGCTTACCAAAGAGCAAAAGAAAGCACGCGAGGCTTACGAGTTCGCGGAACGGCAGGAAGATCGCTACATGGGAAGCGTGTTTGTTACGCCTTCCGGCCAGCGCGACTATGAAGCAAAAACAACGGCAGCTTATCAACTGTGTAAGGCGCTCGGTATGGGCGTTGAACATGGCCTGTAATCGCCGTATCGCTAGCGCCGACTTTTAAGGGGTAGAAAATGAAAACCAAAGAATACAGATTCACTGCCGACGAGATGATTATCATCCGTGAGGCGCTTGGTGAATACAAGTGGATACTTGATCCATGCCCGATCGCAAGCGATAACCGAACAAAGAATTACAAACTAGCCAGCGCATTACATGAGCAGTTTGCCAACGACGTGCGGACATTCAAGCCATGACTAATATCGAACTTCTAAAGCTCGCGGCGCAAGCCATCGGGAAAGAATATCCGTTCATTGTTGGCGATGGCGGCAGAGTATGGAACCCTATCGAAGATGACGGGGACGCTCTAAGACTTGCTGTGTCAATGGAATTATCAATAGTTGTCGGAATTGGAACAATGCACGCATGGAAAAACCCTTATGAAAATACATTAAAAATAACGCCATTTGATGACATTAAAGATTCAAACAGCGCAGTTCGACGGGCAATCGTTCGATCTGCTGCGCAATTTCAACTTGATGTTATGCAAGGCGAAACTTTACGCCGTAAATATAACCTGCTAGGGGAAACAAAATGAAATTCACCGTAACCATTGAAAGCAACAATGCGGCATTCTCCGATGATGCCACGCTCGAAGTATCGAACATCCTTGATGTTGTCCGGGATCAACTCGATAAGGGGCATACAGCCGGCCCGGTGTTTGACTCTAACGGAAACAAGGTCGGTCAGTTCCGCCTTGATGAATGATATGTGCAAAGATATTGACTGCGCCTGTTACGACGACCCTGAACAACGGAGGATAGAAGATATGCACACCGCCGAAAAGATTGTTCCGCCATTGCTTGCATTGCTTGACAAGATAAACGAGCAATTTGAGGAAACCAATTCAAGTTTCCAAAAGATCAACCAAAGGCTGCAAATCCTTGAACATAAGCATGAGCGCCCAATATCGAGAAACAATCGCCTGCTACGGGTGAAGCTAGGTAATCAATTTGGCTCTGACCTTGAAGGGCATTGGTTCTGGCTTGATCCTGCGGATGAATACGCAGAAAAGGCGCTTGGTGAACGGTATTTCCGGCCTGAAGATCGTCCAATAGTCGGCGCTGGCGACACGGTGACAAAAGACTAGTCCCCAGCTTATAGCCATGCGTGCATGGCTACAGGATGCGCGACTCTGCATCGCATAGCGCCAATATCGGCGCATAACTAAGGGGTATCAACATGTGGACGTCAACATCATCTGGTCGCATCGAACTCAACATAACCAAGAATCAAGCCGCTATTGGAATGCATCAAGGGGCTTGTGATAACGATATTGCAGTCCTTCGCATGATCCCGACTATCCGCCGACAGCTTGCAAAGGTTGATCCTGAAACACTGAAGGCCGAACTGCGCGAATATGGCGCATGGGATGATGCCGAACTGTCAGACCATGATGCGAACTTGTCGCGCCTCTTGTGGCTTATGTGCGGGTATATACAGGATAGGGGGCAATCATGACAGTCGACCGCACCATAACAGGTATCGAAGGCCGCATAGGGCGCGTATGCTTTACGTTCAATCCGTGCGCGTCGCCTCTTGTCCCATTGATTCGCATCTGGAGGATATGACCGTGCACGCACTCGTCGCGCTCGTCGCATTGTTGATCGCCATTATCTTGAGGGGCTAATCATGATCCGCTACAGCCATCACATAATCGCGTTCGGCAAGGCACTAGCCGAGTGCCTATCGCAGCAACGACCGTTTAGCGCGGTTGAGTCGCGCAGGACGTTTTTCTGTTAACCTACTGATTCCCCCTGCTAGGCATCGCGCCTAGCCTTCAAGCCGAAACCGTCTAAGGCGCTTCGGCTTCTTTTTGCCTATGCGCTTCGCAAGCCCTTTGCGCGGCTTCAGCGTCGGGGTAATTTCCTATTAGCTCCCGAGCGCCTGGAAGCCCTACATGGGCCGCGTATGCCGTGGGGAATCGGATAATGAGATAGTCGTCGGCGCGCATCGTGATCTTCCCGGTACGCTTCCAGGTTAGCGGGTCAGAATTCACGTTCGGCCCATGCAGGCGCAGCAGCAGGCACTATATCAAGTCCGGTAATGTGCATAATACCTCCAGATTTGACACGCTCAAATCCTCGCTGTTCAAGCTCCTGCACAAATCCCTTCTGGGCTTGCACTCCCTCTCCGGCAGATTCAACGAATTTAGAGTAACTCGTATAGGCATCAATCGAACGGCACCGTTTGCCATGCGCCACCGTGCAGCATTCTTCTAGCCATGCGCCTAGCGTGTCCTCTGCATTCAAGTAATCAGCAATTGCAGCATCCACCGCAGCAGGCCGGGACATACCTTTGCTGCGCCATGCTTCGCCACCACGGATTGCCCATGCAAGTATTCCAGGCATTTCAGCGTCAAGCAATTCGCGGATGTTCTCTATCTTCTCGCCATCCTTGAATGATGATGGGAAATTGACTAGATGGATACGTCGGCGCATTTCCTCACCTACCGAGCGCAGGCGGGGTTTGTGGTTGCCTGCAATCGCCAGCTTGAATTGAGGGTCGAACTGGAAATAATCGCATCGCATGAATCTGGCTGATATACGATCCCTGCCGGTAAGCGTCTTGATGCGGGATTCATTCCAGCGTGAATTTTTCTCAGTTTCGGTCGCCGTTACCAATCGCGCCCCGGCAAGGCCGGCAATCTCGGTTGAGTGTTCCGCGCCCTTTGATTCTGAGAATGTCTGCATAGCTGCGGCTACGGAATAATCGCCGGCAAGCTCGCGCAGGACGTGGATAAATGTACTCTTGCCACTACCGCCAGGGCCATAGACAAACAGGAAACACTCGAAACGAGTATCCCCTGTCAAAACGTAATAGCACCATCGGCGCAGGTATTCCACCATCTCCGGGCCACCGTGGGCGCGTTCAAGGACGGACATAAACATGGGGATGTCTTTTTCTTCGCACCTTGAAAAGTCTGGCGTGACTTTGGTGCTTTTGGTTATGTAGTGATCTGGACTTGAATCGGATAGCGTTGCAGTTTGAAGATCAACAACTCCGCCCGGAGTGCTTAACAGAAATATGTTCGAGTCGAATGTTTCGGGGACTGTGCATTTCAGGATTCTGGCAACCTTCTCCACCTTCTCGATTTTCGGCAGGTCGCACAATGCGCGCCGCGCTGTATCGGATAGTCGCAGGGACATATCCCACCCACTGACACTTACAAGGTGCCGAAGGATTACCTTACGCGCCGAGTTAGTCCTATCCTTTTCCCAAATGCTGCCGTTCCAGTGCATCCATTTATCCCATTCCGTAACGAACACCCAGTCCTTTCCTTGATTCTGTAACCAATATCCCGCCATCGCTGGATCGCTGAATTCCGGGCCATCGGGTTCCTCGTCGGCTTTGATAGCCGTATGCCTTGCAACCTTCGCCGGCTTTATCGCAGGCGCATCGGCTATCTCTGTCGGCTGCACATCAATGGTTAGAGGTATATGCTGCGGCTCTATATCGTCGTCTATGGGTGGCAGATCGTATTCAGACCAGTCCTCCATTGGGAGCGGATTCATCGGCTCAGGCTCGCCGGCTTGCGCGGATTGCATAGTTTTTTTTTCCTCCTCAAGCCTTTGCTTTTCGAGTTCTCTGCTGCCGAGTTTCGATACCCTCGGCGCGGCCCATGCCATCAATGCTTCTTTGCTCATCCCCTCCGATAAAGCATCGGCAACATCCCACTTGTTAGGCTTGTCGCTTGTATCGAGGATGCTAACTTTACACCCAAGGGGGAGCAGGTAGCTAGCCACCTTGAACATTGCTGCCTCACCGACTCCGGTAAGGTCGGCATCAGGTATCAACAATACATCACGCCCTGCCAGTGGCGTCCAATCTACTCCGGCTATGGCATTGGCACCACCAGGCCATGCTATGCCTATGCGCGAGGCCCAATAGTGCCGCGAGGCATCGGCGGCTTTCTCGCCTTCGCTGATGACTACCTTTGCTGATGGATTCGCGGTCAGCAGATCGAGGCCGTATATCGGTCGCCGTCCATGCGTCCATGCCTTGCTCATCCACTTCGCGGATACGTTGGTGGAGTAGCTGCCATAACTCCACGGGCGATAGTCCTTGTCGCCACCGGGCTTGACGTAGCGCACCACGTAGCCGAGTAGTGCGCCATCAGCGTCCAGGTACGTCCAGTGCGCGACGTAGGTAAGGTTTTTTATGCTGAAGTCGGTCAACGGTTCCGGTGCCACCTGATGCTGCCACGTCGCGGCTTTGATTGGCGCTTCGGCTTTGATGCGGGTATCGTCGCGCTGGAATCCGTTGGCGCGCAAACGCTTGATCGCTTCGCCTTCGTCGCAACCGTCCATCTCCATGACAACATCAATGACGGTGCCGCCGCGCCCGCAACTCTTGCAATGACATTTTTGTACTCCGTCCTTTATATAGACCTGCATACTCGGCTTCGATTCGTCGTGGAATATGCAAAGGCAGTCGTATTCGTTTCCGCGCTGCTTTAGTTCGACGCCGTAGCCGGTCAGCAATGTGACCATGTCCACGGATCGCTTGAGGGCGTCAAGATCGTCGGTCATTTCTCCTTTCCTATCTGCTGTGCGCGCTGGCGAGTAACCCCAAGATGCACCCCGATGGCCGTCCATGTAAGCCCCTGCTTGCGTAGTTTGCGCGCCTCTTTCTTACGCGACTTGCTCGCATCCAGTAGTTGCCGATATATCTGTTTAGTTTTCATTTGGTTTGCAATTAGGTGTTGACACGGCGAATGATATGGGTAGAATCCGTCACTGTCAACTAACCAATCGAAAAAGGAACCGCACCATGAAAGTCCGCCTGTACCTCGTCGAAGAAATCGCCACCAAGAAAACTCGCCTGATCGAAGCCACCAATGCCGCAAGCGCAATGCGCCACGTTGCGGAGTCGCAGTTTAAGTGCGCCGTCGTTACTAGCACGTCCGAAGCTGCGCGGCTTGTGTCGGGCGGCATCAATGTGGAGAGCGCGGGGAAGTGTGATGCGGTTTAACGTCGAACATGACCGGCGCACGGCGGCTTCATCGCCGGGCGTCCGTGTCGATGGCCCTGTTTGGCCGCACACTCAGGAGGAATGAAAATGGCAACGATGAACGAGCTTTTTGACGGAAGCAATGCACACCTACTAACGAAGAAAGGGAAACCAGATATGCGCAGAAAAGCGTTTTCAACACCAGAGACAACCGCCAAGCGGATCGCTTGCGCGAAAAAAGCAGGGCTGTCCAAGCTCGCCAAGAAAGCCGCGATGGACTCGCAAGCAGAGTATGCATCGCGGCTGTTCAATCCAGCGATGCACCTTCTTGCAAAGATCGAGTCCGTCATGGGCAACGGGCGGTTCTCAAGCGACATTTCGGGTGAGGTGACGAAGTTATGCGACGACTACTTTGGAGAGGTAAGGCCGTGCTTGTGAGGCCCAACGTCTGAATTCACCGGCCTGCGCGGCTTTTCGCGCAGGTCCGGTGGAATGATGGGTTCGACCACACAACTTACGGAGAAAGAAATGAACGAGTACCACAAGATTCAGACGCTGTTCAAGCGCGAGATGGAACACAACGGCAAGACGCTGCTTGAAGGGCAGTGGACGCTGCCTGAGCTTGAGTACCTTGCCAACAACACGTGGGTCTTCACCGAGAAGGTGGACGGCACCAACATCCGCGTGATGATCGACGGCAATGGCGCGGTGACGTACGGGGGAAGAACCGCCGCTGCCAGCATCCCTGCGCAACTGGTGACAAGGTTGAACGAGCGGTTCCTGCCGCAAGCCGAAAAGATGCACGAGATGTTTCCAGATGGCGCGTGCCTATACGGCGAGGGCTACGGCGCGAAGATTCAAAAGGGAGGCGGCAACTACAGGGCGGATCAGGATTTCGTGCTGTTTGATGTCGGCGTCGGCCCCTGGTGGCTACAGCGCGCTGATGTTGAAGACACGGCGCAGAAGCTCGGACTTGATGTTGTTCCGATCATCGGCGAGGGCACGCTGCACGATGCAATCAGGGCGGCAAAGGCTGGCATCACCTCGACGTGGGGCGACTTCCAAGCCGAAGGGATTGTGGCGCGGCCTAAAACGGAGTTGAAGACTCGCAACGGTCATCGGATCATCACCAAGATCAAGTGCCGCGACTTTGTGGGGCCGAACGCATAGCTAAGGGGCGCGACGCGGCCTTATCGCGGCGCGTCCCGCTTGAGCGCCGGGTTATGGCGCTGACACTTAGGGAGTGATGACATGAGCAAGCAAGAGAAGCTGAAAAAGTGCAAGACAGTCGGGGCGCTGATTGCCGAACTGGAGAAGCTGCCGAAGACGGCAAAACTGAGTGACCCGCTGCGCCCCGTGTATTACAACACTGGCGAAACCGCAAAGCAGATGGGTCTGACGCCGCAAGTGGGCTTCGAGGACTACGACTGATGCGCCATAACGCCTGAATTCACAGGCGACCCGCAGCTTTATCGCGGGGCGTCCTGTGGAATGATGGGTTCGGCGTCACGGACAAACGGAGGAAGGCATGGAAATCGACAAGCTGGCGTTTGAGAGCAAAGAGCCTGACAGGGGATACACGGTACGGGCAAGCTACCTGAAGGCACCCTATGCCTGTGATGCGCTCGTTGAAATCTTCAAGGACGGGCAGATGCTGCGCCACTTCAGGTTCCCCGCATACAAGGTTTGGAATATCGCCGCGCACTTCCGGGACATCGTAGATGGCGAGATAGAGAAGAGTGCAAGCGGCTACGAAATGGCTGCATGGGACGGGATAAGCGGCGCGGTGATAGTGACGCCGAACGCAAAAATCACCGGCGGCTGAAAGCCGTCCGCGTGGATTGACGGGTTAGCGAACAAGGAGAAGGCAAGATGATGACAGCAAAAGAAGGCGATGTTCTCAAAGCGATCAACGACGCATACCGGAGATATTACAGCCAGACAGGACGAAAGCCGACGCGGATTTATGTCGGATACGGCGAGTTTATTGACTTGCAGCGCAGCGCTTGTGCCTATGTTACCTGCAATTTCGGAGAACAACCGCAACCAATGGAAGTGATGGGGATGCAGGTGTTTGAAGTGTGCGAGGAGAGCCACTTTTATGTTTGCTAACGTTAAGTGAACCTACCGTGCAAGGTACACTATGACCTATCGACTGACCAAAAAAGCCGCACAGACCCGCCTCGCAGCCATGCGACGAGGCCGGGAGCGTGTGCGCTTGGACGGACCGGCGCCGGAATATCCGCAACCGCTACCAGAACTTCGTCGGCAGATCATCATCCGTGATTTCGACTTCGGCGAGAAGATTCACACGCTCGACCTGTACCGGACTGATCGCGTCGACTGCTACCGCGTGGTCGCCGATGGCGTTGAATGGAAAGAGCGCATCGGATGGTCGAAGATTCTGGCGGGACTGCGGAAATCCATGCCGCGTGTCGGATCAATTTAATTGCGCGTTGTAAGTTTCGTGTAAGTTTCAGCAGGAGAATTACACACAAGGAGGTAGCACAATGAAACCTGTACCGCAGTACCAAGCAACAGTAGAGCAGCAGCATCCGGCGATGGATGGCGTAGCAAATCTTATCGTAGTAGGGCAGACGTTCGGCACCCATGACGAGTGCTGGAACGCTGCTAAAGCGATGACGAAGTTTCCTGTCATCCAGTTCAAGGAAGTTCATCATGGGCAGAAGTGCTGAAATGTGGCAAGAGCAGCAGGACGAGGATAATCAGCAACCCGATACGCTGGCCGAGGAACAATGGAGCATGAGCAACTACAGGCCAGACCCACACCGAATGGCGCAAATCATCGCCGCATCCAGTCTCAAGGATTGCCGCGCCGATCCTAACAACCAATTGGGCGACTGGCACGATGGTCGCACCACAGCTATCGCGCTGATGTACTACGAGCCGGAAATCCTCGCCGCTGCGAACGAAGTCCGTTTCCTCGTCGGGCAGTATAAGTGGAGGCACTTCGCATGAAAACCATCCTCGACATGCCGGCCAGCGAGTATCACGCTCACGAAGCTGTCAGCAACTCGCTCATCAGCAAGATACTCAAGTCACCGGCACATGCTCGCGCCTACCTGGACGGTGCCACCGACGAGCAGACTCCAGCAATGGCATTCGGTACTGCCTTCCACATGGCGGTGCTGGAGCCGGTACGCTTCGCCGAGTCCTACAGCGTGTTCGACATGGACGGGCGCACCAAGGAAGGCAAGGCGGCAAAGCAGGCCATGCTGGACTCAGGGCAGACGATCATCAGCGCGACGGATTGGGACACCATTCAAGGTATGTGCGTGTCTATCCTTCGGAACCCTACAGCATCGTCACTCCTGACGGATGGCGTATCCGAATCATCATACTTCTGGACGGACAAGGATACCGGGCTTGAATGCAAGTGCCGCCCTGACTTCCAATCAAACGGAACGCCGTACATCGTTGATCTGAAATCCACCGAGGACGCATCACCGGCAGGATTCGCCCGTAGCATTGCTGCTTACGGCTATCATCGGCAGGCGGCGCACTACATGGCAGGCACCGGAGCGGAGAAGTTCTACTTCGTTGCCGTCGAGAAAAAGGCACCGTTCGCCGTTGCAGTGTATGAGTTGGACGCTCTGGCTCTGGATCAAGGATGGCGCGAGGTTCGCCGTGCGCTCGACTACTGGAAGGACTGCACCACGGCGCAAATGTTCCCCGGCTACCAGGAAGAAATCGTTACGTTGGGCTTGCCAACGTGGGCTATGAAGGAGGATGTATGAACACCGCACTCGTACCGTTCCAAGACATACAACAGATGGCAACCGCTGTCGCCAAGTCCGGCCTGTTCGGAATGAAAACACCGGAGCAGGCTATCGCCCTGATGCTCGTCGCGCAGTCAGAGGGCTTGCATCCTGCGCGGGCAGCAATGGAGTACCACGTCATACAAGGCCGCCCTGCACTCAAGGCTGATGCCATGCTTGCGCGGTTCCAGAACGCAGGCGGCAAGGTTAGCTGGAAGTCCTACACCGACGCCGACGTTACCGGCGTGTTCTCGCATCCGTCTGGCGGCGAGGTTTCGATTCAATGGACGTTCGACATGGCGACCAAGGCGGGGCTTACCAAGAACCCGACATGGAAGCAGTATCCCCGCGCCATGCTCCGCGCACGGTGCATCAGCGAGGGCATCCGCACCGTGTATCCAGGCGTATCTGTCGGAATCTATACGCCGGAAGAAGTGCAGGATTTCACACCAGCACCGGAGAAGGACGTTACTCCGCAACCAGCACCGACGCCCATGCCTGAGAAGGTGAAGCAAGCCGCAGCCAAGGCTCAAGGCAAGACACACAAGCCTGACCTGAATGTGATTGAAGGCGAGGCTACCCATGTGCGCGGCACCATCAGCGGAAATCCGCTTGAAGGCGACCTTACCGGAATCGGCCCCGACCGTCCCGTCGACGACGTGACCAAGGGCAAGGTGTTGCACGCCTTCGCAAGCGTAGGCTACACGCTCCCGGCGCTGGAAGCAGAGTACGGCAAGCCTCTGTCCGAGTGGATGGAGTCGGATGTTGTCGAGGCGCGGGAGTTGCTGAAGTCCCTCAAGATTTCCGCTGCACAAGCCAAGGCTCAGGCTGCGGAGATGGCGGCGAATCCTGATGGTGGGGAGATTTGAGCATGATTTCCGACGATGGAACAGACGCCGAATGCGGCGACGAGACTGACGACAACGAACCCGGCTACTGCCCACAGTGCAGCGGTAGCGGCGAGGGCATGTACGATGGAACGCGGTGCGGCAGTTGCGGTGGCTCAGGAGTCGAGCGCAACGACGATGGACGCGAGGATTGGGAGGCCGACCGTGCCGACGAGCGCAACGATGCGGCCAAGTTCGATGACTAACGCAATCAGCAGACAAGCCGCGCAAACGCTTGAGCGCAAACTGATGTCCTCGCCAGTGCCATTGGCAGTGTTCGTGACGTATGGCGGCAGTTGGGTGGCGACTAAAGTGACAACGGCGCTATTCAGGACGCAACTCGAAAAGACGCCGAACTCGTTGATGGGCGTATACACAATTGATGCAAACATGGTCGACTTGGCCGATGACTTTTTTAACAGTGGGGTGCGTTAATGAATAACTGGAATTTCACCGGCAATCTCGGACGGTCAGCAGAGCAAAAGTTTGTTGGCGACAATAGCCTCGTATCGTTCTCCGTAGCCGTTAAGTCGGGCTTTGGCGACAAGGCTGTGACAACCTGGGCGAACTGTCAGATGTGGGGCAAGCGCGGCGAGTCCGTGTTGCCGTATCTCAACAAGGGGCAGTTGGTCGGCATCAGCGGGGAGGCTACCCTGCGCATGTACGAGAAGAAGGATGGCGGCCAGGGTGCATCGCTTGATGTGCGCGTGAATGACCTGACGCTGCTTGGCAAGTCGGAGGCATCGCAGCAGGAAGCATCCCCCGTTACAGAGCATTCAGCGGCGAAGGCGAATGCTTACGTTGTTGATGATGACGAAGCGTTCTGATGAACCGAAAAGAGCAACTAGCCTTCACCCGCCTTGAGATCGAGAACGCGGAACTTCGCGCCTCGAACTCTCGGCACATCGAGGTGTATCGGGATCAGTCGATCGAACTGATCGACTTGCGAACGAATCTGGCAATGGTTCGGCGGTTTGCTGAAGAACTTTACGCGGAGACTAATTTACATGGCTGACTTCGCCACATGGGCGCAACCGACCCTAGCCAAACTCGCCGCCGACCAGCAAGCCGAGATAGTGCGGCTCAACAATGCTCAATGCGACACGCTACGGGTACTCGTAGAGTTGGCTGCGGAATATGCGCGAGTGTGCGATATGTTTTGTAAGGTTCCTGTCAAGAATCCGGCTTATCGTGCGGCTATGGACGCAATCAAATGACTCCTACCTTCCGCAAGTGGCACGACGCCGACGACGCCGGTACTCCGCTGCTCATTACGAAGCAACTGGAAGATTTGACCGGCAGCAAGGAATACTCTGTCGACGTCCGAGGGCCGAAGCAGCACCACACGCGGTTTGTGTGCGAAGTGCTGCTGTACCGCGACGAGGGGCATATCGACGCATGGGCAGACACGACAACCGGAAGCCTGTATATCGACGGCAAGTGCCTGTCTGGGCCGCTAGAGTTTGTTGGCAAGCCGAAGCCTACCGGTCGCACTGTGCCGAATTGGAGAAAGCGGCAGCAGGAAGGGGATTTGAGGACGAGGATATGGTGATGAAAAAGAAGCTCACCTTAAACGAAACCATACGCCTTAACGAGAAGGCTCTGCGCGGCCTTTGCTTCGCGGCAGGTAAGCCAATGCCAGAAGGCTTCGATACGCCCGCCAAAGAGGTTAAAACACGCGCTCCGAGCAAGCCACCGGAGTACCCACTGGAACACGAAGAACAAAAGAACTTCGTCAAGTGGTTCAGGATGCAATATCCGAAGGTTCGCATCTTCGCCGTACCGAATGCCGCCATGCGGGATTACAAACTCGCAGCGTATTTAGTTGCGGAAGGACTCACGGCAGGAGTACCGGATTTGCTAGTGCTTGACTGGAAACTAGGCATCGAAATGAAGCGCGTCAAAGGTTCAACAATCAGCGACGATCAACGCGAATGGGAAATCTACCTTCGCAACATCGGATGGCATCACATCTATGCCTACGGGTGCAAGGACGCCATTGAAAAGGTGCAGCAACTATGAACCGCAGCTACGAGGAGGATAAAACACAATGTACCGCAATCGGACAGAACAAGAAACGATGCGCCAGGATAGCAACGCATTCCTGCGGCGGCAATGCGTACTGCGAGAGGCACAACCAGATGGCTATCCGCGACAGGGCGAACTCTGTTCCGCTGAAAGCATCGAAGCCATCATCCTAGACTCAGTGGCGCAGAGGGATCGTGAATACATCGTGCGACAAATCGGGAGGATCAATGAAGCCAACGAAAAAGCCGTTTCACGCCGATCTGATAGTGTTCTTTGCCTGCTGGTCGGTTGCCTGTTTCGTGGCGGGACTGTGGATGGGTGAGGAACGAGCGACCCAAGCCCCCAAGGTCTGTGCCAAGGTATTAGGGATGCAGCCAGTGAGTAGCACGGCAGATACATGCACCTACATCATGGGTACACAGGGTCGTGCGTACTGGAAATATCTGGCGGTGAAGGAGGAAAAGAAATGAACACCTTCCTGCTCAACCTGCGATACGGATTCGAGATGACCCTCGCGTACCTCGCCGGCAACATGGGCGACGAGGCTTCGATGGACAACCATGTACGCGAGGCCGACAAGGTCTGGATGGAGCTTTGGAAGATAGGAGCGGTGAGATGAACAAAGATGACGTACGGCTGATAGCGGATCAGTGTTTTGTAGATCGCAGAAATAATGTGCTACCTACTAAGACATTCATGGGCAACGATGACGAACTACAAAACTTCGCCGCTCGACTTGAAGCGGAGTGGATGAAGGATGCGGAGCCGGTGTTTGAGGTTGGCTTCGGTTGGCTGAAAACAAAGCGCGGGAACATGGCGCCTTGACCGAACGGAACTCTGCTTTACCTCCACCCCGCATCCATCCCGGAAGGCATGGTGCTGGTGCCGAAGGAACCGACTGAGGAGATGATTAGGCACGGGAACATATCAATGAGTTCTGCTAACCCGAAAGATCACACAGTTAGAGGGTGCTACATGAACATGATCGCCGCCGCGCAAGGAGAGAAGTGATGAACTACATGACACCTAGCGATTTTCAATTCGCAGTAAACTGGCGCATCGCTGAACTGGAAGCTGAGAACGCCGAGTTGCGGAAGGATGCTGCGCGTGGAAGCTGAATTACGGGAGCAACTCGCCGCCATGACGAAGGAACGGGATGAGGCACTAAGCTACATCAATGAGATTCCAGCAAGGCAAAGCGACCTCATCAAATCCAAAGCCAGAGAAGCAAAGCTGCGGGAGGCGTTGGCTGCAATACGCGAATGCGCGGATGCTTCATTCGCCCTCCCCATCGACTCAACCGCGCTTGATGAACGACTCAAGCAGGAGAGGGAGCGGTGTGCGAAGGTCTGTGTAAAACAAAATCTTGAGGGTTGCGCTGAGGCAATACGGAGCCTTACTTAACCGGAAAGCCCACTCCCCTCGCCCAGGATTGCCACAACCCTACTGTTGCGGCGTCTTGGGCGCAGTCTTGGATGAAGGCTCCACTAGCAGGAATTGATTCTTCGCCGGAACCATTAGCTCCGCTGGCACTGTTGGCAACACGGGACACTCTACAGCTACCGGAGTTGTCTGGCAGGCTGGCAAGGTAGTTAGCAACAGCATTGGAACGAGCAGTAGCAATCTTTTTGGGAATAGCATCTTTGATCTCCTTGGTAACTTTCGCGTGTTCAGTTTCGATCCACTTCTTCTCCATCTCAGCCGCTTTACCTAGCGCAGCAACTTCAATCTTGTAGGCATTGAAAGCACGAACATCCTCCCGCCAGAGTTTATAGAACAGGCCGGTTGATGCGATCAGCAGGCCGATCAGAACCCACCTCCAGTTTGCAAGCAAGAAAGTCATCTTTCATCCTTCGCGGAAATGTACGCCTTGAAAACTGCTGTCTGTAGATATGTTATTGGAGCGGTCACGGCGGCAATGATTGCAGCAGCTTCAAGCCCACTGGTAAGGCTTGTGGAGTTCGCGTATCCCGCCGCCCATTCAAAGGCTCTGTAGGTCATCCAGAGGGTCACAAATAGCACTGTCGAGCGTCTTATCGCCAGTTTCCGCTCCCACTCCAAAATGTCCTGCAATATCACGAAACTTCCAGCCATACTTCTTCGCAGCGTTGTTCAGCGGCAAGCAAGGTGACGTACAGTCTGTCATTCACTCCCTTGCAGTTGGCGATCCCTGTGGCAGTACGAGTCTGGCCCAGAAGAGGACACCCAAGAGTGTCATGCTCAGTGTTCCCGCCGTGAATGCGAACGCCAGTGAAGCCTGGAACGTCATGGATTTCTGGCATGTTTCGCCCGAATCTACGGGACATGGAGAGTGTGACTCTGTACCGCCCGCGAGGTATAGCCGATTCACCATAGATTTTCTCCCCGCCTGCTTCTAGGTAACGATCCTTGTCCTCAAGCGTTTCGCCAAAGAACAGTTTGTCGACAAAAAACTTCCCATAGTTGTGTTTCAGAGCAGGATCGTCGTCGCGGATCAGTTCGAGTATCACGCTGACCCCTTTGCCCATGCCCACAGAGCAAACAGTGCAGCGACGAAAGGAGCAACCCATAAGACAAACGAACGAAATCCCTTGACGCCTTTCACAAGGGCGACGAGTTCAGCAGTGTTCTCGCTGATTACCTTCAGGCTTGTATTCAACTCGATGTGCTCCTTCATGTGATTCGCCATAAGTATTTCTAGTGAATCAAGCCTTTCGTGCGCTCGCTTATCTTCCATGATTCATTCCTTCCTGCCTTCTATGAGGCAGATGCGTTTAACGACAATGACCACCACTTTGAAAAACGTCTAAGAGATTCTTGCAAATCCAGACGGCAACACTCATTCGCCAATCCGACTCGCCGTACTTGTAGCGGTTGAGTCTCTGCGTGAACATGTACTCTTGCGGCAAGTCCATGAAGATGAAGGTCGCAACGACCACGTTGAACACCACATCCAGCAGCACCGCGACTATTGCCACCGGAGCCAACAGGATGCGCGGCAGAATCGTCAGTGTCGGCCATGCCGCCTTTGCCGCCATCGTCACGACGAACAGCAGGTAGAAGGCGTAGATGTAGAGGGCGAGGTAGGTCACAGCAGCGCCGCTACGTCAGGATTCGCCGCCAAAAACGCCTTCAGTTTGCCGACCGGATCAACCGGCGCAGGCGAAGGAAGTGTTGGCCGTGGATTGCTGAACGACTCCCCGTCAAACAGCCAGCCAATACCTACCTCTGCTTGGTCTGCCAGCGGTACAAATCCGTCCAGCAGATCATCGGCTTCGATGGTATTGGAAACAATACCGTTCTCTATTAGGGCCAGCCTCATTATGAATACTCCCAAACGTGAATCACACCTGAACCGCCTGCACCCCCGGCGCGATCAGCAGATGCTTCCGAACAACCACCTCCGCCAGCGGCGGAGTTTGCTGCCGCCGCACCGCCAGTAGTTCCGTTTGCTCCAGCGCCCCCGATGCCCTCTCCTGATTCTCCATTGCCTCCTACATCGCTGCCACCCTGTCGCGACATGTGAACGCGCGACGCCCCTAGCCCGCCTGTGGCTGACGCTATCGTCGTCGGCGTGGACGTTGTAAAACTTGTAGTTCCACCTTGATTCCCAGAGCCAGCAGATACGCCAGTTCCACCCGCTCCAATTGTTGCGACAAAAGTATCCGTTAAAGTAGATGACTCACCCCATACAACAGTCCCTGCATGGCCTCCATTCGTGGCTATGGACCCAGATGCTGAGGCAGTCCCAGCGCCAGCCCCACCTCCGCCCTTGCAGCAAACAACTATCCTATTTGTTCCGGCCTGCTTTGCCCACGTCACATCGGTCGATGTGATCTTGGTGTACTTGAGCAGCCGTCCTGACGCGCTGCTGGCGACCGCCGTCCCATCCTCTTTCACGGCAGAAACCCGATACGTCGACGTTGTCTTTGCCTCGATGATCCAGCAATCACCAGCCGCAGCCGTCAGGTTCGCGTTCCCTGCAATGTCGAACGTCGCCCCGTGGGTCAGCACCGTGGCGACAATCGGGTAAAACTTCCGCGTTGCCCCAGCCTGCGGCGCATTCACACAAGCGGTAATCGTTACCGCTGATCCAGTCCCATCAAGAATATCCGGCGACGTGACGGCGAAGAAGTCCATCGTCGTCGCGTGCTGCGTGATGTTGCCTCGGGCAGAGTTGATGCCGCCGGTTAGGTTGCTTCCAGTAGCGACAAGTGCCGTTCCAGTTACACCAGCAGCAGGGAGTCCAGTCGCATTGGTAAGCGTACCGCTCGATGGAGTACCAAGTGCGCCCCCGTTGATTACGGGCGAACCAGCAGTTCCGACATTCACGGCGAGTGCGGTAGCGATTCCAGTTCCAGGCGTCACGCCGGCCCAAGTTGTCAGATCAGCATCATAAGCTTGAACAGTGACTCCAAGATCGGTTGAATCGAATTTGGTAGCTACTGCAACAGCGACGGCATCTAAATCTGCACCAATCTCAGTTCCTTTGACGAGTTTTGATGGGTTGCCTGTTAGCAGCGCATCCTTTGCTGCATAGTCTGTTATTTTGATGTAGTCACTCATAGTCTTCCATCCTTCGTGAATAGGTCAATCCGCTGAATAGCGATCTGATACCCGCCTACTTGCGCCTCTAGTCCAAACTGCAACACGCGGCCAGAACTGCTACCTTGAACTGACATTACGTTGATCGCCACATTCCCTGAGTATTCAGAAATTCCATATTCGGCTGTTCCATATTCGGCTTGATTCGACAAGCCAGAA